CTCAAGCTGACCTGGGCTTGAGGCGGAACTTACGGAATCCAGCGTGGTCGACTGGCCTGACTTTGTCGGGGGCTACTAGACCAAACGAGTGTTAGAGACATATCGCTAGACGTGACTCAAAGCACAAGCAGATGACGTTACCGTTGTCTGTTGCAAATACCACAAGTTTAAGGGACATAGAGGGATGGATGTTCAAGATTGCCAGTGAGCGGCCAGGTATGTATACGATACGTGTCCGTTTACCGCAAAGACGCTGTGGAAGTTGCATAAAACTAACTCGGAGTCCTCTAGATGACATGGAGGAAGTGGTCGTACACATAACCGGAGAAGAGTTTGCAAAACTTGATAAGGTTATCATGAACCAGTCATATTCAGAAAGCAAACCAAAGGTTCAAGCGGCCATTATCTATCAACACGCGTCAACAATATGGCCATCGCACACGCCTGATGATGTGACGATGCGCACACTTGGAGCTTGGGCAATCACGCAATACCGATGCAATGGAGGATGGGCTAAAAGATTATTGAAATGTATACCATGCCTCCAATATATGCAGAAAGAAGTACATTTGGATTTGAAAGGTTTACGTATGCCAAACCGTCCTGTCCCTCCCACACCTGTAGAAAGTGAAGAAAGCTCAGCCGGTGGCACTAATGGATCAACTGTACGGACGAACACGACAGCAACCACCGCAGAACTGAGCTCGCAACCAACAGTTGAATCATTGCCCACGATCACTGAACACAGTGACGAAGAAGATGAGAATGCAAGAGCCAATGAAACACCCGGCGAGGCTTGGGCTCGTTGGTTGGCTGCAGGCCCGCCACGAAATGAAATTGGATATGTTGAGTTGGGCCATGGAAATGAAGATCTTCACCCCCTCGGAGGGGCGAGTGCAGAAGACTCCGCGATACGAGCGGAGCGCCAGGACCGTGTTTTGGAAAACGCGGCTGGAGTTGGGGTGGTTGGTCAATCTACCCAATCAGAAAATGCAAAGCAGATCGTTGGAGTTGTGTCACTACCAATGTCTGAGCCACCCAACGTGTACGCAAAAGAAGCAGAAAACATACAAGCCGCTATAGATCAGCGGATCACTCGAAAACAACGAGCATTCACAGCAAATAAAGAAGACAAGATATTGCTCGGTCGATTGGTTTCGGAGGCAATTGGAAATGATCCCCGTCGTTCTTTGTTCAGCACACGTCGTGTCACCGAATGGTGGGAGACACACTTGTTTGGTGATCTTAAGTCAGGAAAATGGACTGAGGAGCGCTTGTCAAGAACAATTGAAGGCTTGTGTCAGAGGATCAATCCTAAGTTTAAATTGTCATGTGACATTAAGCTTGAACCAATGCCAGAAGGCAAGCCTCCCCGAATGTTGATAGCTGACGGAGATGAGGGACAAGTGTTAGCCTTGCTGACAATTTGTTGTATCGAGGATCTGATAAAGAAACATTTGCCTAAGAAGACCATAAAAGGCCTCGGGAAGAGGCAAGCGATGGAACGAGTCGCACAGGAATTACGAGCACCAAAGGCGGCATATGCAAAAACAAGGTCTGCTGCCAAGTCCGGACAATACACCGGCTTTAGCAAAATGGTGCCACCTGGTGTGACGGTATTCGAAGGGGATGGGTCTGCGTGGGACACAACATGCAGCGCTAGCCTTCGAGATTGCGTTGAGAATCCAGTTATTGTCCATGTTGCCAGCATACTGAAGGTGCACATGGTCCAGCCTGAAGGGTGGGTCGATGCGCACACGGAGATATCAAAGATGGAGAAACTGCTCATCATATTCAAGAAAAATGGTGAGTTTAGGAAATATATCATCGACGCAATTCGCCGAAGTGGCCATCGTGGAACATCGTGCTTGAATTGGTGGACAAATTTCGTTTGCTGGCACTGTGCTATTTTTGAAAAGCCAGAGATCTTCCTCGATCCTGATGTTCGTTATGGATTGGATCATTCGGGTGTGTGGCGCTGGATAGCCACAGCTTTTGAAGGGGATGACAGCATTTTGTCTACCACTCCACGGATAGATGTGAAGAGTGAGATTTATGTTTCCATCATGCAGAGATGGGAACGTTTGGGTTTCAACATGGAGATCTTTATTCGCGAGGAACGGGCTAAATTCACTGGATATTACATGGCTTTAGACAACGATGGTACAACCGGTGTCCTTATGCCTGAGGTTGATCGTTGTTTTGCTCGATCAGGCGTGTCATGCAGTCCTTCAATGATTGAATGTTTTAAGAAGGAGGACCGCACTGGATGTCAATCTATATCAAGAGCGGCAGCGTTGTCACGCGCCTACGAGTTTGCCGGTTTGTCACCAACCATTTCTACAAAATATCTTCGATTTTATGAAAGCATGAGCGTGAGCACAAAAGTAGATAGAGATCTTAAGATGCGCACATGCGGCGGCGATGCGGAATTCTCCGAAAAAGAAATCGTCGCAGAGATTAATTTGAAGAATGGGGGAGCAATGTCGTTCGACAGTTCAGAGCGCGACCGCTTGGCGGCCGTTGGTTTCAAATGTACTGAAGAAGAGCTGTCACGATTTGCTCTCAGGATGTGGGATTATGATTTGTTGAAAGACTGGGATGGTTTTCGTGAAAGCCTCCCAGAATCCTGGCGCATGGCGTAAGCCTGCGCCTCGATAACAGTGGTATTACGTTTCACCCCGTGTTGCTTGCATTTAATTAAAGTCCCAGGGCTCGAGGAGGAAATGCCTCGGGTGAGATGGCGTAGAGTTCTTATAAAACAGGGGCACGTTCCGCCGTCCCCTCCTAACTCGGGGTTCTGAAGGGAGAAACCCTAACAAGCCAGGCTTATTCTTGACCCCTCGCGTGATGAGCGCACGCAGGGCGCAGCCTGCCGGCATGGTGTAGGAGCCAGCCTGAGGTGAAAGCCGTATCGAGCGCGGGTTAGCAGCCGCGTAGGATTTGCCACCTTAATCGGTACAGGAGTCCCCCCTCTCCCGCGCGCTCCCTAAGGGATGCGTGAACCCAGCACCCAAGCTGTAATGGCGTGGCCTGTTGGAAGGGGGACTAAAGAATGGTTACGATGTGTGCCAGCACTGCGTTTTGGGCTTCGGTTCATTACAAGACAAATCTGGACATGCCTAGTAGCAAGAGTGCGTACTCTAAGCCCGCCGACCTCTCACGTTGACGTCGTACTGTGGTTCGCCCACGGACGCAGCTGATCCCGTTCATGTCATGTCGGTTGAAGGGTGGTTTCTTGAGCCCCACCCGTGGAAGCACCAGGAGTTGATCGCCTGGCGCGGCGCCGAACGGGGAGTTTGCTCGCCCGATAGTTTTGGCCGCGCACGTGTGGAGTACGTATTTTGGGCATGCTGCTGCGTTTGAGGATAGTCCCATTCGCACCACGCTCTTCCTTAAGGGAAATGAATTGTTTTAGTTATGTTGTTACTGTTTTTCCAGTGATGCCATTTTGGCACACGAAGACCTGGAGAGGACACAGTCGTCGTCTTGAGTTGCTTCAACAATGGTGCTTCATCGAGGAAAGAAGCACGCCGCGCTTGGCAGGAAAACTGCCAAAACACATACCAAGTATGCGACGCGAGCTCGTGGAGTCGTATCCGCAGCTCCGCCCCTAACTAAAGGTGGAATAGCAAGACATAAGGCAGAACGCCATAAAGTCATAAGTGGCTATCGCAGAGAGGAAGACAAACTTAACGCGTTCTTGCCTGGTCATCTGACCTTACCTCGTGCCGTGGCACCGTATTCAGTCGTACGTACGATTGTCAATTTTCCACTCGCTTGTTCAGACCGAGGGAAAATGTGTGTGATACAGCCCATGGTCAACGAAGACGCAGGATCAAATAAAATAACTTTTACGAACTGTATAGGCTGGGTATCCGACACAGACCAATCATCTGGGCCTGTGCCTACCACAAACACGCCGCTTGGCATCAACATGCCATCGGTGGGGAACACTGGAGTCGAGTGTGTACCCGCGGCCATTTCCGTTCGAATAACATGTCCATCACCCTTGATCGCTGCTACCGGGCAGTTATTCCTTGGGCGTTGGAACATGCCTGCTGACAGGAAGAACTACGTACATTATGATGACATGGAGAAAGGATTCTTAGCATTTGCCAAGCCGGAGCCATATACGGCTGCCATGATGGCAACATGCACCAGACAAGTTTCCGCCATCCCGAGGGATTTCAATGATTATTGCGAGTTCCATAACTACGAGGACACTAATTTTACTGATGCCCTCAAGCCATGGGGTGGTATGACTCCTATACTGTATTGCCTCAGCCCAGTCTCGGGCGGCAATGTGACACAGTACAACTTACAGATATGCGTAGAATGGAGGTATCGGTTCAAGATGGATGACCCAGCCGCTTCTTCCCACGAATTCCACTTCCCTCACCCTATTGACAAGGTGAATGGACTAATTGCCAGAATGTCTGGCAAGCCAGGGGTAGACGTGGTGAAAAAGGGCGATAAGTCTCCACCTGACGTGTTAACCAAGTGACGGGGCACAAACGAGCGCACGCCCGCCGAACCGCGCTCGAGAGAAATAAGTAAGGCGGGCAAGATCGGCAAGTTTGTAAATCTGTCCACACAGGCATATAACGTCAACAGTCGTCCGCGCGTCATTGTACAGGGGGATACCATGGCCATATCCGGAACGAGGCCAACCCCAGGAACGAGCGGAGACCCAAGCATATCAGCAGAGGATTTGATGAATGACGGACAACTTGCCTTAGCATTAGAAGGCACGCGTTTCCAGCGAGCACAGCGAGTACTCAAGCGTAATCCACAAGTGAAGTATGTGACCGGTCACTCATTGGGAGGCAGCATTGCCATAGCCTTGGCCCGCGACAATCCGCGGTTAAAAGCCATAGCGTTCAATCCCGGAGTACCGCCTGCGTGGGCGGCCAAATGGGGCGCCAAAGGGTTCCCATCGAATGTAACCATTCACCGCACACGCACGGATCCAGTGAGTGCTTTAGGTGCCCCATGGGCGCATAACCAACCAGCGCAATACACAGATATGCATGGCATCCAGAATTTCTGGTGAGGTTTGCCGAGCAACGATTTGCGATGACCCCAGGGTGGTCCTCACTCTGCAAACACACAGCAACACGGAACGCCTGGCACGCTACCAGCGCGAATTAATTAAATCCCTTGTGCATACGCCATGAGGGTCCCGAGGATTGCGGCCTCAACTCACCACTTCGGG